GCTAGTCTTTGATTAAACTCGTTATCTAATTCTAAATTATATCTGTTTAGGTATTGGCCAATCATATAGTCATAGCCACCATTGTATGATCTAATATAATACTCCCAATTATTAATTGTTTCAGAGTAGTCTTTGTGGGTGTCTAATGCTTGATCTCTAGTGTATGCCATAAATTACTTCATTGTCCATCTTGTTGGAGCATTAAATCTTGCCTGAGTAGTTAATGGTTTTAAATAATCAATCATATAACCTAGTGCGTCATTCATATGATCGAATCCATCTTCCTTGTCAGGAATATTTGTATTCTCCTTGTATATTTGTCTTTGTAACCCTTTTATCAGCGTTTTGCAAGAATGTGAAACAAAAATATGTCTTTCGCCATTAGAATCTTTGAGCCTACTATTCACAGCATTGACTCGATCTCTTATTGCTGGGTGTTTATGTTTAACCTTAACTTTAAATCCAGCGTTTTGTAAAATAGATAAATCAGTTCTCCCACCAGCAGATGTCTTTCGTTGTTTAGATGCTGGGTCAGGATAGATAAATATTTGCATTTTAGTTCCATATCTATCTCTAAGTTCTTGCACCATTTCATCAGTATTACTTCCATAAATGATTACTTCATCTACAAAATAAACTTTATCTTTTTCTATTTGCCCAACACAGGCTGACATGGGATCGACATTGAAGTCCATTCCTATATGCAAAGGCTTTTCCCAATCTATCTCTCGTTTAACAACATTATCTACAGGGTGGAAGTTATAATAAACACTACCAGCATAGTTCTCAAATGTACCCTCAAACTCTTGTCTAAAAGTTCTAATATCAATATCTTGTTTAGCTTGTTCTATTTCTTCAGCAGATACCATTCCACCTTGAATAGTTGTATATTGAAAACTATCCCATTCGTTATCTTGCTTACCTTTTAAATATAATTCATAACTCCAGTTACCATAACCTTTAGGCGTTCCACAAAATAATACATGGCCTAGTCTATCTGAAATAGATGCTCTCAAGACCTCGTACCAAGTACGCTTATCAATATCTGCAAACTCATCTAAGATTAAAAAGTCTAATCCTGTACCTCTAAGTGAATCATAGTTATCTGCACCCTTTAATGAGATTGTACTATTTGATTGTCTTATCGTAATAGTCATTGTGGTTTCGTTTATATCCTCAATCCAATTAAACTGATTAAGCATTTCTTTAAGAGTTCCCCAGACGATCTCTTTGGCCATTTTAAATGTAGGTGCTATATACCAAATTCTTCTATTTGGCTGACAAGCATATTTCATCATTTCAGTTACAGCTAAATAAGTTTTACCAAATCTACGACCTGATATTAAAACTCTGAACCTTGCTTTACTTGATGATACTTTAAGCTGGGGTTTTGTCAGGGTTATTTTCATTACAAAAGTAAGATATGTATAATTTGTCCTCGTTAAATTTTTGTTGATACTCGTTAGTAACTCTAATTGTAACAGTAGCACCAGCTTTAGTGCAATCTGTCCAAGTGTCAAATTTTACAGGGTGTACTGCTGGAGTATTACAGAATCCTGTAATGGCAGAGCAGATAGTATAAGCTAAAACAAATTTCATTTAGATGATACTATCTTTTTAATTGATTTACTTCCATCTATATTTTCTTCTAGTTCAGCTTTTACTTCTCCACACATAAATTGTTTATTTTCCATATTCATATTTCTTGTTGCTTCTCTTTTCATCTTTAAGCAAGTAGATAAACTATCTTGTATTCTATGTTCAACTAACTCGCCATTAATAAATAAGCATAATACAAATACAAAACCTATCATTAGTGATCTCCATTTAATTTACCAATATTGGCTCTAACAGAATCTTTTAATTTTTCTGTATCAATTCTAAGCCTTTCAACATCTTGCTGTAATCTATCAATATTAACTTTGTTATTCATCATGTCATCAACTCTAATTGTTAGCTTTTCTAAACCCTCAGCAATATGCTCTAATAACATAAATTGCTCTTGGTCGATTGGCTTTTGAACAGAAGCCTCTAATAAATCTTGTTCAAATAATTGATTTTTAGTCTCAAGCTGATTGAGTCTTTCAATAACTCCAAAGCTAAACCATGCACCAATAACTATAGCACTAATTAAACCTATTAGATTTCTAAGTGGTAATCCTATGTTTGTATTTTCACTAATTTTCATAATGGCTTCATACAAAATGCTAAAAATACAAATCCTAAAATCAATATTCCTGTAAAGTAATAATTCATAGTCCTACCCATATTATTTAGCTACTTTGCCCTTGTTAATTCCTTTTTTAATTACATATTCTCTAGTGCCATTGGCATTAGCCTCTACTTCTTTTTTTAAATATCTAAATAAGTTCATTTCTTTTAACTTTTTTTCTGCGTGTTTTTTAAACGACTCTAAAACTTTAATATCTCTCATTTGCTACCACCAATATATCCACCTATAACACCTATCAATCCTGTTACTGACATTTTCATAAGTGTAATTACAGACTCATCTACAGGCCTATTTTCTTCTAATGCTACCCAATAATCTCCTATGATAATGACACCAAGAAGTATTAAGACACCACTTGTTATTAATAAAATTACAATATCTTTAAAGTTTTTAATCATTTCTTTTTTTTCTTTTTAAGTTTAGGGTCATCAGATACAAACCTATCAAACAAATAACCCATAAAGTTATCTACTATTCCAAATACTCTGTAAATTATATTATCAATCATACTTTGAACCCTTTTTGCCATGATTTAACTGCCCAATATACAGGAGTTGTATTTAATTGTTTGCCTGATCGTTTAGCTTTAGCCAAGATGGGACGAAACCTCGCCATGAATGATCTTTTTCTCGCTGGAATATTTTTTTTAATAGATAGCTTCTTATCGCCAAAATTAACTTTGACTACTCTGCCTGTCTTACGATTCTTTACGAATACTTTAAACTTCTTAACATCTCCACGCATGGGTTTGTTAAGTTTAACAGTTTTATTTTTGTATTTAGCCATGTGGCATAAATATCACAAAACTATCTCTTAAAGAACCTTTTTCTCCATTCGTGGCATATGTAATTATCTTTTACAGCTTTAGCACCCCAACGACCACAGAATGATCTTTTGTTAGAATATAATCCACAGTTACCACAAGCCTCTGCTTTTAAACTTTTTTGGAATGATTGAGGTAGAGAATAATCTATGATCTCTCCATTAGGATAAAAGTTACTTCGCTTCTGTTCCATTTTCTACTAACTTTCTTAAATCTTTTGCTATTGCTAATGCTTTGTTTAATTTTCTTAAAGCAATATCTCTTTGTATTTTTACTTGTTCTAACTCAGCTTTCATTTGATCTTTTTGTTGTCTTAGTTTTAAAAATGTATTCTCTCCAATTACTTCACTCATATTATCTTCCTTGTCCTTTGTATCTAGTTTGTTTTTGTTGTCGTTTTTCTTGTTTGTTTTTGTTCTTCTTATGTTTTCCAGCACCTCTTTTTGGTGGTTTATCTCTTGGTATGAAGTGCGTGAATTTTTGTTTAGCCATTTACCTCGTCAGCTTTAGCATCAATAATTAATGGTAGAGGTTCAACAGTTTGTGTGGTGTGTATCTTATCAACCATATTAAGTTCGTTCTTAGATAGCCATATAAGTAGCTTAGGGTCGCCTTTAAGAGCCTTTTCCCATAGTTTCTTCCTTAGACTAGCTTTACCAATGTTTTTGTTTTCTGAAACTAAATCGGCAAATCTTCTATTAAGAGTTCTAGCAGATATTCCTACAACAGAACCTATTTCTTCTTGAGTGCAACCTATCTGACTTAATTTTGCAATAACATCTTTATCAACCTCTTTATTTGGTCTTCCCATAGACTTTGTCTTAATTGTGTCAGTTGCCTTATTTTTGTCTGATTTCATAATGCTTTTATTTTAGTAATTTTGTTAGCAAAGTCCATAGTTTAGGGTTTTGTTTAAATATCTTAGTAAAACCATTTCCTATCTCTATTGCCATTGGTTCTTCTCCCATAGTTCTAAATTTTATTTTAGATAGATGTGCAATTAAGTGAAATATCTCGTGAATTATTGTGTTAAAGAGTCTTTTACCTTTTATTCTGCTATCCAACACAATTATTTTCTTCTCGGTTTCGTAATATCCATCAAGATTTTTAAGTGGTCTAAAATGCACCTTAATTTTCTTTCTGCCATATAAAATGTGTTCTAAATGTGGCATTAATGTTTTTTAGAATTATCACTTTCAACAATAGCCTTGTAAAATTCAAGTTGCATCTTTAACCTTTTATTTTCAATAGACAGATTAATCAATCTTTTTCTTACATACTTAAATATTCTTAATATCGCACTCATTGGTATTCTTTGAGAGGCTCATCTTTCCATTTATGTTTTAAATACTTTTTAGAGTCTTTCAACACAATGGAATATTCTCCCCATTCTCCTATTTTTTTATACCCACTATTCACAACCTCATCTTTGCTAGACCTAGTATTTAGTATATGTGTATTAGTATTGTTATTTAGTACTTGTTGCGATAGGTGGTTGTGAGGTGGTTGCTCTGATTCTACATACTGATATTTGTCATAGTTTATAAGGTTAATAATCGTTACTTTTCGGCTAGGGTGGTTAGAGGTGGGCTGTAGGTGGTTGGTTCTAGTGCTTATCATCTTCTTACGCACAAGCCGTAGTATGAAGGTTCTCATTTCGCTATAAGTCATGTTAAATCTTTTAGCAGTAATCCTAAGAGGCATTATCATTTCTCCTCTTTTGATAAATATTGAGTTACCCAAAAACCTTAAAGTTTTATCTTGGTGTGATGCTGAACTAATAAAATAAATCCAACAACTTGCTTGTAGTAGGTTTTTAAAGGTAGAATCTTGAAATATCGATCTGTAACAGATAAAATATCCAGATTTTTTAGATGCCATTTTTACTCTCTTTCTCGATCATCTCGATTAATTGTTTTTTTGAATATCTATTTAACAAAGTTCTAATTATATTTGTGGTCTTTTTTTGTTTTTCATAACGTTTAGCACGATTGCTAGATATTACTTCAAAGTGTTCATCTCTCATTTCAGCCATTGTTCTCTCCTTTTAGGTTAAAAAAATCATTTACTTGTTCTATGTTCTTAATTTCTTTTAAAGTTCTATGTAGTAGTTCTTCCTCAGTTCCATACATAGCTTCAAATTGTTCTTTGCAGTTATGAATACTGAATTGTCCTTGATGGTGGTCGTAGCATAAAGGAATTGTTTGGTAGTGTCCTGATCTCATGCCTATTCCTAGCCCAATGGGTCGTATGTGATGCACATTAGCTGGTCTTTGGCACACCAGACACCCTAAACTAGCAACCTTGCTCATATGCTCTCTTTCGGCTTTTGTAGGTGCTTTCTTCATATTAATAAACCTTGTGTTTTAATATTAGTATTAGTTTTATAATTAGTATTTTCAAATTTAGGATAATCCATAATAGGATATTTTAATTGTTTTAAAATTTCCTTTTTATCTTTTTTACTACCTATAAAGTAAATATATCTATGTTTTCTGGGTCTATCTATTACCTCAAATTTATCAGGATTATTTTTTCTTTCTTCTAAAGAATATTGCTCACAAATAGTTTTACTATGTTTATTAGTATTTTTCATTCTCCATTCAGTTCTTTTATCTGACAATCCTGTGTATATAAAATTAGTAGCTTGATAAATATAACCTGAATGATTTTGGTTTGTATCGGCATAGGATACAATAATACTAGGTTTTGGTAATAGTTTAAAAGAATTTCCAACTAAATATGATGCTTCATTTTTGATATTATTTTTTAAAACTAATCTATTCAGTTCTAAAACTATTTTTTTGTAATTATCTCCTGCAATACCTTTACATAAAGATTGAGAGGCTGGAGAACCATATGTTACTACTCCCACAAGTTCATCTTCTAAATAAAGGCCAAATGAATATGTTATACTTGGCATACGCTTTGCATAATGAATATCTAAAATAAAAGGTTTTGTTTGGTCATATGAAATTTTTAAAACTTTATAATTATTCATTTACATTTCCAAACAATAGCTTGTTTTCCATATTTAGTTTTTCTAGTCATACCAGAATTTTCTATTAAGTTTAATTCCTGTAACTCATGCACTCTACCACAAACGGAACTTAAAGGCATATCTAACTCATCTGATATTTCATAATTAGTTAGTGCGTTTAATTTTATAAGATCATAAACTTGTTCTCTTTTAGTTTTAATCTTAGGCTTTATTGTGGCTAATGCTTCTTGGCTAGTCTTAGTATAATTACAAGACTCGTAATCAGTATCAAATATATCTAGTTGCTTCATCTCGTTTTCTCCCTATTAGGTGCTGGGCTTCTGGAGAGAGAGGCCAGAAAAACCCAACACAGTTAAGTATATGATATGAAAATAAATACTTATATCCTTTCGGATAATTCTCTCTAACATATTTTTTATTTATAATCATATCTTTATTTGATTCTATAAGTGATTTGTTTTTTAATTGCAAACTTTAAAACACAAGTTGTTAAAATAGTTAAAAAAGCTAGGTTTTATGCGAATAATAAAGCTATTGCAATTACAACCTAATTATAGTTAAATACTTAAATATGTTAATTAAAAAAAACACTAAACAAGGAGAGAGTATGAGCATGGTAGGAGTTAAAGAAAGAATACAAGAAGAATATGATATTTTGATAACTAGATTTTCAACATATTATAAAAAAATATACAACAAACATAAAAGATATAATCCTGATCTTGGTTTTGATCAGTTAGGTATAAAAAGTCCTAGAAGTAAATTAAATAATGATAGTTCACTACTTTATGCAGTTTATTATTCATTAAGAAGTTTAGAATATATTAAACCTGACTTAAAGGAGAGAGCATAATGAAAAAAATAGCATACTACACTTTAGGTTTTATTTTTTCAGCTTTCTGTTTAACTGCAATCATGTTAAGTTGCTTACATGTATGGAGTATATAATGAGAATACCAACTAACTCAACTTTTACAAAAGAGATGTCTAAAAGACTACAGAGAATAATTAACCCTCAAACTACCTTAGAGGAGTTACAGAATTTACAGGAAGAAGTTAATATGATTAATCCTGTAGATACTTATTTGCAAAAGCAAGTAAGTCATTTGGAGAAAAACAATGAACCCAAAACAAATGTTCAAGGTTCAAGAA